TGGACCTTGAGGACCAATTTCACCTTGTGGACCTTGAGGACCAGCTTCACCTTGAGGACCTTGAGCACCAGCAGGACCAGCTTCACCTTGTGGACCTTGAGGACCAGCAGGACCAACTTCACCTTGAGGACCTGAAACTCCAGGTTGACCGTCTGAACCTGGTGCACCAGTTTCACCCTTAGGTCCCTGTGGTCCCTGTGGACCTTGTTCACCGTCTTTACCGGAGGCACCGTTTTGACCATCTGCACCAGTAGGTCCGGTTGGTCCAGTGGGGCCCTGTGGACCGTGTTCACCATCTTTACCAGATTTTCCGGTTGGTCCAATAGGACCGTCTTTTCCAGTTGGACCGGTTGGACCAACAGCACCGGTGTCTCCTTTCTCACCTTTCGGACCAGCAGGGCCACCTAGAGGACCAGTAGGACCTATAGGACCAATTTCTCCTCTTGGACCTTGTTCACCTGCAGGTCCCATCAAACCCATAGGCCCAGTAGGACCGGGTAAACCATCATTACCTTTTGGTCCAGGAGGACCAACCTTTTCAGATGATTGATTTTCCAAAAGAAAATTCAAAGTTTTCTCAATTCTATCCAAAACCTTCCAAATATTTTTTATTTCACCGTGACTCATTATTATTTTTATTCTTGTAAAGATAAAAATAATAAATAAAAAAAATAATACATTTTTCTTTAATTTTTTGATTTTGTTTTTCGTCTATTTTTTGATCTAATCTTTTTCTTTTTTGATTTTGTTTTTCGTCTATTTTTTGATCTAATCTTTTTATTCTTTTTTCCATCAGTCTTTTCCGTAGTTTTATTAAACAAATTAAAAAGTTTATCTATATTTTCATTTGTTCTTTCTAAAATAATTGTGGAAGATGGCTGTACTTCATAATCTCTGTTCATAAATTGAAACAAAATCACTTTAAAATACAAAGGAAAAATTGTTATATTTTCTTTAATACTTTTTAACAATTCAGTGTATTTTTTAGAAAATGTTTTTAAAATATATTCTTTTAGACAATCAGATAAACTTTGATTTCTTATTATGTGCGTTTCTTCTATTGATAAACAAAAATTATACAATAGTAATAAATTTATTAATATAAATATTTGTCGAACTATATTTTTATCTTCTATTTTTGTCAACAATGAATCAAAAAAAGTTTCGTTTGAACAAGTAGAGTCAACATCTATAATTCGAATATCACCTTTATCATTAATCACGAAATTATCTAATTTAATATCGAAACAAAATATTTTACAATCAACTACTCTCTCAATTATTTTAATTATCTTATTAATACAATCTTTCAATAACTCAACATCTTCTTGATTTTTACGACAAAATGTAAGAACATCTAAATCGTAATATTCTGTCACGATAAATTGAAATACCCCTTTTTCATTACCATATGATTCTATTAACAAAGGCGTAACTCCATATTTAGAAAGTGTCTCATATATATTTTGTGAATTATCTATACGTGTCCGTATTTTTCTAACTTCCTCATCTGTTATATTTTTATTTATAATAATATCTGATAATTCTTCTTCTGTTATGAGAAATTTAACAACATGTTTATTACTATCATCAAAATAAATTAAAAATGTCGTTATTGGTTCATACCCTAAAGATACAATTTTTTTTATTCTTTTATTAACTAAATTATAATACTTTATTATACTACTCGTATAAATATTTGGTTCACTACTCATTTTATTTTAGAAAATTTTTTAAATAAATAAATTTTCATCTTTTATTAAAATCGAATCACTAATTTGTTGGAATATTTGAATTTTTTCTAAAAAAAATTTATTCTTTGTAAATTTATTTTGTTAAAATCCTCTATCCATTGAGGTTTCAAATAAATCAGTTTTAGATGCTTCATACGTAATAAAAGGTTGAATATAATACATAGATACATTCTTATCAATATTACAAACCCACATTGAATGATCAGATGGCGCACTGAATGGTTTAAAATACATTGAAGATGATATTTTTTGAACTGCTTTATTACTATACATCATAGCGCTTAAAGTCATTGGAGCTGGTGTTTCTGGTTTAAAAAAAATAATTTCATCACTTCTAAAATGAGTTTTTATTGAACATTCCAAAGTTTTACAAGGCATTTCTACTAAAAATGATGGACCACCTAAGCATATAGATTCAAAATCGTCCGGGAGATTTTTTAGAACAAAATACAAGTGATGTATAAAATCATCCTTAAAAACTGTATCATCTTCTAATACTATTGAAATTTCGTCGTTAGAATCTCTTATTTTTTCAATAGTATCAATATGTGCTAAACCATTAGCTATTTCAGGTAAAGTCATGAATCTATTCAAAACATCGGGATTGAAAATACAGGAATTCTTTATTTTATGTTCTGATATATTTTCTCTATCAAAATTATCTACCCAATTGATTTTAAAAAAAATATCTAAAAAATTTCTTTTTAATTCACGAATCATATTATTCTTTCTTGAAACTAACTTTGTATAATGAATTATATAAATATTTTTTATTTTAGATGCTATAAATTCCAATTTATCAAGAATTGTCACTTCATAATTACTAATTCTATTTGGTAAATTATTCTGTAACCAATCTAGTAAAACTTTAGAAGTAATATGATCGGTACTTTCATCTTCATAAATATAACACCCCACGAAATGACCATTCTTTTCAAATGGTAAACTAAATTTTTTACATTCATCACCTTCATATTTTTTAATTTCATCATGAATTATTCTATCATTTTGAAACATATTATAAAAAGTTTTTTCCAAGTAACCTTGATCATCCATCTCTTCTCCATTTTCTATATAATATTTTTCAATGTCAAAAATCCAATCAATTTCGTTTAATTTTTTAGAACATTTTATACCATACATTCCACCAAGAATTTTTGGATAATGTTGTGGATGATCTCTCATAATATGTAATGTTTTATTAGAATCAATCCAATCGATTACTGCTAAAACTTCTCTTGGTGAAATTCTTGTGTCAGTATCTCTTGAAATAAATCTTTCCACTGAAAAATTTAAAATTGGTTCTAATCTCCATAACATGAATCTCTTACTTCTAACAACTGGATCTGATTTTAAAAAAATTCTTACATTATCAAAACTTTTAAGAATATTTATATAATTCTCGTTTACAGTTTGTACATGAACATAAATCCAACATTTCCAATCATGATAAAATTTCGATACTAATTTAATATTTTGAATTAGACCAATGGTATATTTTTTTTCATTTCCCCAAAGACAGAAAGATATAACTTTCAAAAGTTTCTTTTGATTTGCTTTTAAAACTTTATGCCAACCATAATTCTTATTATTAAAACTAAATAGTTCTGGTTTTTTTTTATAACATTGTAGAACTAAATGTTGATCATCATCAGCAATTTTCAATGTATTTTGAAAATAATCTAATGTCTCATGATACAATTTCTGATACTCTAATAATTTATCTTTTCTACCTAGAAAAAAAAATCCTCCAATTACTTCTGGTGCTTTCTTTAAGGTATATTCGATTTGAAAATCTATTTTTTCTATAGGATTTATCAAAGAATAATTTATTTTATCAAGATTAAAATTAGAAATGTCTAGTAAAAAAGTTGGAACATTAAAACCGTTTGAAAAAAAACCAAAATCAACCCATGCAAAAATATCGTGTTTAGACAAGTTTTCTTTTATTACTTTACAAACCATGTCAATTTTCACATGATTTATTAAAGTATATTCTGGATATATATGTTCGGGATAGATAATTCTTTCTCCTACTAAATTTTTAAAGGAATCTAAATTCATAATTTCTCTCTCAACTTCTAAAGTTTTCCACATTGGTAATTCATTCATAATATCATCATTCAAGTAATAGAGAGAAATATTTGATGTAGGTTTGGATTTAATCAAGTTTTGAACAGTATCAAAGTATTTTGAATCAATAAAAACAATCATTTCATCATCTTCACATGTTTCCTTATTAAATAAAGTAATAAATGGTTCAAAAGTTTTCAGATAATCATTAAAACATCTCTTAAATTGATTTGGCCAATTTTCTCTTTTAATGTCATAGTAAAAAGTTATATAACATGTCATTTTTTTTTAAAAATATTTTAGTCTTCCTTAAATAAAAAAGAAAAAAAAATCAATAACTATGAAAAAATCTAAATCTCTTGTGATAAAAAAATCAAAAAATAAGAGAAAACTTAGTTCAAAAAGAAATAAATTACTCAAGTCAAAAAGGAAGTATCAAAAAAAAAGAAAATCGAGAAGGAATAAAAAAAATGATGGTATGGTAGGCGACGAAGAAGTTTTATTTGACAAAATTCCAAATTTTACGAAATTTTTTAAATCCGATAATAGTTTTGAAATTGCACGAGAACTAAATGATAACATAATAAATAAAACCGAGAATTTTAATTTTTTTTTTGAAGACAAAGATTCAAAAAAATCTATTGAGGATTATTTTGAAAATAAAAATAGTGGAACAAGTATAAACAATCTATTTCAATTACTTTTATATTATCATTGTTATAAAACATTGAGATATTTAATTTCAAATCACAAAGATATGGTTAAAAAACTATTTATTAGCGATGATAATAATGGAAACAAAACATACAACTATATCGGTAATTGGGAACTTAGTGATATAGAAAAAGAACTTGTCATGGATATATTCAAACTATTTGAAATTAACGAGAAAAAATCAATATATTTAAATGTGAATACAACTAAAAAAATTCGTGATATACTTGACAATGACGATGAGACAAAAAAATGGATTGAAAAAGTTAAAGAAGGAGTCAACAATATTTGTAGACAAATTACAAATTTCGTTGTATTACTAGCAAAAGTAGAAAAAATTTATCCAATAATTAGTAGTATAAATGAATATTTTAATAATCCTGAAAACAGAATTTTTATAAACGATACAAATGAAAAAGGATTAACTCCTTTAATGTATACTATTTGTAAATTAAAAAAAAGTGACCAACAAAAACTAATAATTTCAAATATATTATCACATATAAATTCTGAACAAAATAAGGTTGATACAAATGTTCAAAATTATTTAGATGGTAAAACAGCTTTATTTTATGCCGTAGAAAAAGAAGATATTGATATAGTTGACAAATTGTTGGATAGTGGTGCTAATCCTCATATAACAGATAATAAAGGTAATTATCCAATATCTGTAACCGATGATATTAATATTCAAGAAAGATTAATTAATTCTTCTTTTTATACAGAAAATTTCAAATCAGGGATTCCACATTACGTTATATGTCATGATGATGATGGTAACATAATAAAAATTGCAATAAATAAATTTGCGAAATTTACAAATTTGTTGCGTGATAGTAACAATGACATTGCACAAGAATTATATGAGAAAACTATTATTTTCCATAAATTTTTTGAAATAGATGCGAAAAAAATAAAAGATTTTTTTAATATAGAAATTGGCTACCCTGAAATAAATAATTTATTTCAAATTCTTTTATATACAAAATGTTACAAAACATTGGATTATTTAATTGAAAACGAAACAAAAATGGTTACAAAACTAATTAATAGTAATGATAATGTAAGAACGAAATCATACGAATATATTATTAAATATTGGGATTTAAAAGATAATGATGAAATAACTCTCGCTAAAAAATTATTTAAACTAGTTGATGATAGTGTTAAGAAGGAAATATTTTTAAATTTAACTAAAAATTTGTTGGGCTCAGAATATAATACAAAAAAAAAAAGTATTATTAGTATACTTGAATATGCATTAGATGAATCATCATTGACAGAAATACATTATAAAATTTTGGAAGAACAAAAAAAAGAAGAAGAAGAAGAAGAAATAACGGAAGTTGT